GTCGCCGTCCTTTTTGCAGTATTCGATACATTGGGTCGGTCTTCCTCTCGCTGCTTCCACATGCGAGCCTTTGAGTATCTTGCGCACGGCGTTAATGCTTCTTGGGTTTTCGAAGACGATATACCCTTGGAGATGTCGAGTCCCTGTGGTGGGCGCTGACTCTCTTCCGTAGATAACATATCTACACTCGAGAGACTGGATACAGAGTTCTGACTCATCGGTGTAATTATTGTGTGTAAAAACAAATGCCCGATGTTTCATTTTTATAGTGCTGCGGCCGCAGCCTTTATATACATAATTCCTTAGTACAACGTGAAATAAATTTTTGGTGAAAATTTTTCTCCACATTGGTGTTTTCTTTTCTCCCTGGAACTGGAACAGGTGCTCTGGGGTAATAATATCCCAGAGCCCCATTTTATGTTCCAAAAAACTTAAAAAGTTCCCGTATCTTATTATGAATCTTTTAGATAACGATATCGTCTTCTCTCAAAACAGCTCAATACCTGCTTTTGCTGCTGCAACTTGGAGAATAGGAAAACCGATAAGAAAATTTCAAGAACATCTAGTAGATCTTGCAATCAAACGTCAAAAAACAGACGATCGAGGAATTAAACGAAAACCAGATTTGGATTTAAATAACCAACCAACAAAAAAACATAGATCAGATATGCCTAAAGTCTCGAAATATTACAAAGGAAAGAAATCTAAAAACCCTAAAACCGCTAAAAACCCTAAAAAACCTAGGCGCGCAAAGCGCGCGGGGCGTGTTAAACAAAGAGGTGGCTTCTCCAAAACAGTAATGAATCCGCCTTACGGATCTTACTTTACAATCAAATATCAAAAACCCCGATCGTGGGACCCAATCAGTTTTTCAAAACAAACCGCTAAACTATGTTATAACCAAACATTCGGCTTGAATTCCGTCGCTGGACGACAAGGCGTGAATTCAATAGGAAATGACGGCAAACTCTGCCGTCCTGTACATATGTTAAGATTATTCGACATTGGTAGTCGTTTCTGGAACGCAACGACTAGTTCTTGGGTACAATTATCTTCATCAGCCCAACCTTTGGCTGCTTACAATAAATTCATGCTATTGAGTGCTGTGCAAACAATAAAACTAACTAATCAATCTCCATCAACTTGCGAAGTAGATGTATACTTCGTACAATCCAAAGTATCAGATGATAGTCCTTACGAGGATCCATCGTCTTGCTGGACACAAGGTCTTGTAGCTACCGACGCTGGTATTGGTGCTTTGGCACCTGACACATTCGACATTGCTATCGAATCTAAACCTACTTCTGTTAAAAATTTCAACATGAAGTGGAGAATCATTAAGAAGCTTTGCTACACAATGAATCCCGGCACGGAAACAAAAGTTGTTTACAAGTTCAAACCTAACCGTTATTTTGATACTGCGTATTGTCAGGAATTTCAAACTATTCGTGGCATTTCACATGATGTGATGTTTGCAATTAGAGGTGTGTCTGCCGACACAACACAAGGTGTATCTGTTGGTACCGTAACGCTAACACCTGCTAAAATGGTTGGCACTTCGTACATAGAATATACTGCAAAAATGTGTAGCGTATTTCCTGAGATCAACGTTGTTGATACTAATCTACCTACACTTACGTTCGGTACAGGCAATCTTTTCTCTATTGCCGATGCAAGCGGAACTGTTGTTAATAACAATCAAAACACAGTTTTCGCTTAGATAATTATTTCTTGTTCTTTTATTTTCTTTATACAAATAAATCTTCTATTCAAAGCTGCTCTCGTCTCCTCATCCTTAAATATATCCTCTATGGAGTATTGACTTGTGACAAAGAGTTTAGATGGGCGTATTCTTCTGCTTCCTCCTTTGGACTCTCCGATAAATACGTAACGGTCGGCCCATTTCTTGAGATAATACCCAATCCACGTGCTGTGGCTGGGGTCGATGTCATCGAGCAAGACGGTAGGTTCATCGGCATAGCCGCACCACCACTTGTTGAGGCCTTTCGGGTACGCGTCCGGGTACTTGTCAAAGACACTTTTCGTTTTCCCGCTACCGGCTTCTCCGTAGATCCAAACTCCACAACAGCCTTCAAGGCTGTTCGTAACCTTTTCAAAATCTGTGCGGATGCGTTTGAGGGTGCTGTAATATCGGATTCTAAGATCGGCTGCGATCTCCTCAATGCGCCCCTCCTTTGCAAGGTTCCAAGTCTCTTCCCACCTTGCTTTTTCTCTGTCTCCGTTTTCTGATACATCTCCTGGTCTTTGTCCCTTTTCAAATATGTCGCCGTCCTTTTTGCAGTATTCGATACATTGGGTCGGTCTTCCTCTCGCTGCTTCCACATGCGAGCCTTTGAGTATCTTGCGCACGGCGTTAATGCTTCTTGGGTTTTCGAAGACGATA